ATTCAATCCAAACAGGGAGAAGCCGCAATGCAGCGGACTGTCACCATGCCGGCGAACCTTAGTGGAGACGCGCTGGATGAACTCAAAAGCTGGCTTGGTATCAGCCGCCCGCGCGAAGATGCCCTGCTGGTTGATCTGCTGGGTGCAAGCGTTGCGCTGTGCGAAGCATTTACGGGGCAGGCCCCGCTTGAGCAGACTATCGAAGAGATCGTGAGCGCAAAGTCTGGCAGCCACGCTTTGGCGACGCGCCCGGTGCGCGCGCTATCGCGGGTTGATTGGATCAGCCCTACAGGGGCGCGCTCTCCTGCAGCGCCGGAAGACTTCGATTTTCGCATCGATGCCGGGCAAACCGCCTGCATCACCATAAGCAATGGTGCGGATGCGGTTTCCATGGCGGTTGCGGTGCGCGCGGGGATTGCTCCTGATTGGCGCGCTCTTCCCGAACCCCTTCGCCAAGGCATGATACGGCTGGCAGCCTTCCACTATCGCGATCGCGAAAGCGGAGACGATGCACAGCCGCCGGCAAGTGTTGCTGCCCTGTGGCGTCCATGGCGCATCCTTCGTCTCGCATGATCAGCGTTCGCACCGCCGCCCTGCTTGGCCGATTGACACAGCGCCTGCGCTCGAAAGCTGAGCGCGCTGCCCGGCGCCGCATATCGCGACACCGAGCGATCACCAGCCATCCCTGGCGAAGCCCCACCCAGCTTTGGCCAGATATTTTCGAGGAGCGATAGCCCATGGAAACCCGCCTGCGCGCAGACCTCATCACCTGGCTGCGCGAAGACCCTGCCCTGATCGAAATCAACGCCATCGAGGAAGAAAGCCCGCTGCGCACCTCTCCACCCTGGCTGGGCATTTCAGCAAGCGCTTCGGTTGACTGGGGCACCAAGGACAAGCCCGGCAGGGAAATCCGCCTCGCGCTCGAACTGGAAACCCGCACCGACGAAACGGCGGCCAACAGCGCACTTCTGGCCGCGATCGAAACGCGCGTGCTTGACCTGCCGCCGCTTTCAATCGGCTACGAAATTGCCTCGATCCGCTTCCTGCGAGCCCGCAGCGAACAGCGCGAGGCCAATCGCCGTGCCTCACTGCTCGAATTTCGCTTTCGCCTCTTTCACGCTTTCACGGAGTAAAACACCATGCCTGCACAAAACGGCGCCGCCTTCCTGTTGAAAATCGGCGATGGCGGCAGCCCCGCCATTTACGAAACGGTTGCTGGCCTCAGAACCACGCAAATGACGATCAACGGTGATCCTGTTGTCGTCACGCACAAGCAATCGGGTGGCTGGCGCGAATTGCTGTCTGGCGCTGGCACCCGCTCTGTTTCGGTCAGCGCTTCGGGAATTTTCCTTGGCAGCGCAGCCGAAAACACCGTTCGAGGCCATGCGCTCGCGGGCACAATCGATGATTATGAGCTCTCTTTCGAAGATGGCGGAAGGCTGCGCGGACGATTTTTGGTCCAACGGCTTGATTATTCGGGCGATTTCAACGCGGAGCGCACCTACACAGTCCAGCTTGAAAGCTCGGGCGCGGTGATCCCGGTATGATCCGCAAAGCCAATGCCCAGCGCGGGGAAGCAACCCTTGATGTGGCAGGCAAGCCCCGTCTTTTGCGCCCGAGCTTTGAAAACCTAGTCGCTGCCGAAGAGGAATTGGGATCGCTCTTCGCGCTGGTCGAACGCGCATCAGCCGGAGAACTTACTCTCCACGAAATCGCGGCTCTGTTGTGGCATTGCCTGCCGCTGGAAGAGCGTCCGGCGCGCAAGGTGGTGGGCAAAGCCGTGATTGCGATGGGGCTTGTTCAGGCCATCGCGCCGGTCCGAGCGATCCTCGCGCAGGCGCTGCAAGGCGAGGCATGAATTTCGCTGATTGGGCGCGGCAGGCGTTCTGGCTGGCCTCGCAGGCCCTTCACTGGCGGCCTGACGAATTCTGGCAGTCCACCCCTCGCGAGCTTTCGGATGCCCTGCGCAATCCCGATGGGGTCGAGACCCAGTGCCCCCCTGACCGAGACCTGATCCAGACAATGATGGAGCGCGATACCAATGGACGATAATTTCGATGAACTTGTGGTCGATATCCGGGCGAGCACACAGAATTTCGCAGCCGACATGGAGGATGTGCGCTCTTCGATCGATGGCTCGCTGGTGGATGCTTTTAACAAGTCCAGTGCATCGCTGGAGCGCGGATTGCTCTCTGCGCTTCGCAAAGGATCGATCGGCTTTGATGATCTGAAGCGCATCGCCTTTCGCTCGCTCGACGAGATTGCAGCCCACGCCCTCAAAGCCGGCATTGGCGGGCTTTTCGGCGGCCAGTCAGGCGGAACCGGTGGCGGGCTGGGTGGCATTGTCGGTCAATCGCTGGGCGCATTGCTCGGCTTGCCGGGCCGCGCCACCGGGGGGGCGGTTTCTCCAGGTCGCGGTTACATCGTTGGCGAAAGCGGACCGGAATTGTTCGTTCCAACGAGTGCAGGCCGGGTTGAAAGCAATGGCACAATGAATGCGCCTTCGCGCGATGTGCGGGTTGCCATCAACATGAATGCCCCGCGCGGCACCACTGCGCCGGTCGCAATGCGACGCTCCTCGCGCCAACTCGCAAGCGCCGTGGCCCGCGCTCTTCAGCAAACCTAGAGGATAAGGGGACACCGCAATGGCTTATTGGTTGGCGAGCGAACGCAATCCTGAAAGCACAAGTTTCATCCAGCGGTTTGATCCGCGTTTCTGGACGGTCAATTTCCCCCGTCCGGCAATGGCATCGGTGATCACCACCGCGCCAGATGCGATGCAAATCGATGTCGAATTGCACCATGAAGGCGAACTTGTCGGGCTGATCTGGAACACCGAAGACACGCTGGATCATCCTTTGCTCGCCTATGAAACAGATCGCGATTATTCATTCACCACGCTCAGTTTCCGCTGGCAGTCGCAAGGGATCATCCCGCTGGACGGGATTAACGGCCCGACGCTGACAATTGAAGGGCTGGATGAAACCGGCAATGCACGCACTTGGTTTGTGCGCCTGTGGAATTACGCCGATGGCACGCCAGAAGATGCGATGGTCACCATTGCGTTTTCGCAGCTTGAGGCAGGCTTTCTCCTTCCCGGCGAACCGGTGGTGCCAACTCGGATAGACCGGATGTTTATCTCGCTTGTGGCTCCCGGCTTTGTTGCCGGATCCGATGCGCCGCTCCCTTCGCGCGTCAATGGGCGGGTTACGCTCTCCCAGATCAATGCCGATGGCGGCCGCGCAATGCTGGAGATCGGCGATGTCCGGGTGCCCGAGCACGGCGAACGCATCGCAACCGCCTATGATGACGCGTATGACCAGACGCCGGCGCGCCTGCTGCGCAATGTCATTGGCCTCGGCTACCGCGAAGACCTGGTGCATTATGTCGGCATGAGCCATTTCATGCGGCTCGAACGCGACGGCGTGGGTGTGCTGAAAGCATCCGGCAGTGCGCAATTGGCAGAGCCTTGCAGCCAGTGGCACCGCAATTTTTTCGAGCAATCCGCGGCGAATGATCTCGAGGTAATCGCATCCATCTCTTATGAGCTGTTTGACGAATATTGCCCAGAAGACTGGAAGCAGCGTACCGCCAGCGGAGCGCCTGCTCTCACAGGGTGGGTACCGCCTTCAACGCTCCTTTCGCCGGCCAATTCTGCCGCAATGGGATGGCTGCAGGCAAGCGCCAGCCGCTTTGTCACACTACTGGAAATTGCTGGTTTGCCCGTGCGGTTTCAGATCGGAGAACCGTGGTGGTGGACCACTTTCGATGATTTCGAGATTTGCCTGTATGATGATGCAGCGCGCGCGGCCTTTGGCGGCTCGCCGCCGGTTATCACGGATATGCGCACCAGCCTGGATGCAGGCCAAATTGCGCTGCTTGAAGCAGCCGGCGCGCTGCTCGCCCAATCGACCGCCGATCTGACACAGGCCATCCGCACTGCGGCAAGCGGCGCGGCGCAAGTTCTACTGCTCGCATTCACGCCGACGATTCTCGATCCGCAAACACCCGAAGCCTATCGCGCCAATCTGCCTTCTGGCTGGGCACGGCCCGCTTTCGATCGCTTGCAGGTGGAGGATTATGACTGGTTGACAGGCGGCATGGATGCAAGACGCCGCGCCGCATACGAATTCGTGAATGCGCGCCTGCAATACCCCATCGAAGAGCAGGACTATCTCGCCGGCTTCGTGCTGTTGCCGCAAGATGCAGAGCTGTTCTGGGCCCGCATCGATGCAGGCCTTGATGAAGCGGCCAAACGCTCCGTCGCGCGCCGCTATGTCTGGGCTCTGCCGCAGGTCACGCGCGATGGTTACACGCGTCTCCCATCAAACAAGGATACCTCTATGCGGGCATTTGATGATGTGCTTTACCCCTTCGCGCTCGGCCGCGACACGGCGGTGGGGCCAGAATTTTCGACCACTGTCACAGTGCTTGCATCGGGCCATGAGCGGCGCAATTCGCTCTGGTCCGATGCACGGATCAACTTCGATGTTGGCCCGGGCATTCGATCTGAAGCGGAGCTGTCAGAGCTGATTTCATTTTTTCGCGCGCGGCGCGGTCCCGCCCGGGGATTTCGCATCAGTGACCCGTTTGATTTCAGCTCAAACCAGATGACCGGCACGCCGACAATGATGGACCAATTGATCGGGGTTGGCGATGGAGCACGCGGCGTTTTTCAACTGTCCAAATCCTATGGCGACAGTGATGAGCCGCAGGTCCGTCCGATCACCCGCCCACGGGCAGACACGCTGATCGTCAGCGTGGACGGTGTGGCAACGAATGACTGGGTGCTTAGCGATGGGGGTGTTCTCACCTTTGACGAGGCCCCCGCAATGGGCGCGCAAATCAGAGCGGGTTTTCTCTTCGATGTGCCCGTGCGTTTCGCCGAAGACCGCATCGATGTATCGGCTGTGAACTTTGCAGCGGGCGAGGCGCCCAGCATCCCGCTTATCGAACTGCGCGAGACACCGGAATGAGAGTGTTCTTCAATCGCGAACTCGATACCGCGGCGACCTTCTGGCGTGTCTTTCGAGTTGACGGTGTGGCGCTGGGTTTCACCAGTCATGACAAGGACTTGTACTTTGGCGGCATACGTCACCGCGCGGCCCCCGGAATGCTTCCCGCTGCCATCCGCATGACGAGCGATGTGAGCGATGACAGCGCCGAGGTAGTGGGCGCTCTTACGCATGATGCAATCAGCGAGACCGATCTGGCTGCCGGCTTGTTCGATCATGCGAGCATCCTGATAGGGGTCGTCGACTGGGAGACGCTTGAGCACGATGTCCTTTATTCAGGAAAGATCGGGCAGCTTGAGGATGATGGGCAGGGCTTCAGCGCGCAGCTGAAATCGGCAAAACACATCCTTGATCATGATATCGTTCCGCGAACCAGCCCAACTTGCCGGGCTGCATTCTGCGGTAAAGGCTGCGGTTTGTCCGCCGCCCGGTTCACAACACGCCATGCCATCATCGATTTCGACGAGGATGCAAATGCGCTGCAACTTGATGCACCGGTAGGCGCAACCGCCATCGATGGTCAGATCCGCATGCTCGCAGGTCCGCAGACGGGTCTTGCATTTGGCATCATTGAAGCGGCGGGTTCGTGGATCACACTTGATAGACCGATCCTTGCGCCGATTCCCGCTGGCACGCGCCTTGAGCTGAGAGAAGGGTGCGATCACACTCTTACAACGTGCTCCAGCCGCTTTGGCAATGCGAAGAATTTCCGTGGTGAACCGTTTCTTCCGGGCAATGACCTGCTGTCTCGTTACGGTCGATCCGGCGCATGACAAAAGGCGAAAGGCTCGCCTTGGCAGCCTCCGTGTTCATTGGAGTGCGGTACCGCCTTCAAGGAAGAGATCCCGCGACAGGTCTCGATTGCGTGGGCTTGCTGGCCGTAAGCCTTGGAGCTCTCGGTATCCCAATAAGCGCCCCAATCGGCTACGGGCTGCGCAACACAACAATTGCGGGCTGGCTGGAGAGCAGCGTTCCCAGCGCCTTTGAAAAAGCGGGCGGCGCCATTCGCACTGGCGACGTGCTGCTTACCCGCCCCGGACCACAACAGCATCATCTCCTCATTGCCGAAGCCCGAAATCGCGTCATTCACGCCCATGCCGGTCTGCGCAAAGTCGTTTGCCAGAGGCGCGCGGACAGTGAGCAAATCTTGGCCAAATGGCGCCTCAGAAACGATTGACCCTGCAAAGGAAAAATGAATGGCAACTTTGCTACTCACCGCTGTTGGCACAGCAATTGGCGGGCCGCTGGGAGGGGCTCTTGGCGCTTTTATCGGCCAACAGGCGGATAGAGCAGTCTTCGGTTCCGGCTCACGCGAAGGTCCGCGCCTCAAGGAACTTGCGGTCACCACTTCAAGTTATGGCCAGCCGATAAGCCGAAATTTTGGCCAGATGCGGGTCGCAGGGACAGTCATCTGGGCTACCGATCTAGTTGAGGGTTCCACCACGCAGGGCGGCAAAGGCCAACCCAAGACGACAACCTACAGCTACTCCGCAAATTTTGCTGTCGCGCTTTCATCCACTCCCATTGCGCGGATCGGACGGATTTGGGCCGATGGCAATTTGCTACGCGGGGCGAATGGTGACCTCAAGGCGAGCGGGCAATTGCGTTTCTACAACGGGCACGGAGATGCCTTGGTCGATCCGCTGGTCGAAGCCGACAAAGGCGATGAAGCGCCCGCCTTTCGCGATTGTGCCTATGTCGTTTTCGAAGACCTCCAGCTTGCAGATTTCGGCAACCGGATCCCCGCGCTAACTTTCGAGATATTCGCAGATGGGCCAGGCAGCGTGTCTTTATCCCAATTGGTGCCTGGCGCATCGCAGAAACCGCAAGACACACCGCTCGCCAGCGCACTGGGCTTTTCAGATCAAGGCGGGGCGCTTGCAGGCACTCTTTCGGCCATTGATCGCGTCTATCCGCTTAGCTGCATCACCACGCCGGCTGGTCTTCAGCTTTCCTCTGCGCTTGATCATCCAGCCTCCGTGCCGATCCTGTCAGAACCTTTGCTGCCCCGCGGCGAGGAGGAAGGGCGCAGCGCGCTTAAGAAAAGGTCCGAAACTCAAGGTGCCGAACCCATGGCGCTGAGATATTATGACCTTGACCGGGATTATCAGCCCGGCGTGCAGCGCGCGATTGGGCTCAGAGCCAATGGGCGCGAAACGATCCTGGATCTTCCTGCCGCCATGACAGCCGATGGCGCCAAACTTGTGGCCAATCACAACGCACGCAATGCGCGCTGGCGGCATGAGACGCTGCTATGGCGCACAAGCGAACTTGATCCTGATGTGCGCCCCGGCAGTGTCGTGCGCCTGAGCGATCGAGGGGGATTTTGGCTGGTGAGAAGCTGGGAATGGTTTGAGCATGGGATCGAACTCCAACTGGAGCGCTTGGCTACCGGCCTGCCAGCGCCCGGAGGCTCTGACAGCGGAGCACAGCTTCCACCCAGCGATCTGGCTCTTGCGCAAACGCAA